TAATAACAATGGTGTTGCAGCAGCTCCTGCTGTTGCAATCACTGCTATTGCCACCGTGGTTGTTGCTTGATTTGCAGAGGGTAAAAATTTCTCTACTGCAGTAGTTGGTTCATACAATGTCACACAGGTAGTGCCTTGTAGTTCATGTCCGACAACTCTTTCATCACCAGACTGTGTAAGATCACCAACTCTTAGTTGTGCAGGACCAGGACATTCAACCTCACCTGTAGGTACATCACCTGTGTCAGGTAATGGTGGTGGATCTACTTCTGGTGGTGGTTGTACCTTGGGAGGCGGTGTCTCTCTGTATATTAATAAATCTTCTGGAGTGTAATCCATCGCATCATACGTTGGATAAGTAGCATCACAAAGAACCCTAAGATTAGAAGAGTCTTCCTCTTTTAAGTTGGGTTGTTCTCTATTTTTTGATGCATCAGGGTGATACTTGACACAACCTGGCATGTTCACAACAGGTGAACCTATGTTTAATATAAAAGGATATACCTGTGTATGTGGAACGTAATTGTATATGTTAGGTGCTTCTATACTAGGTATGTTTATATTATTTACCCCGATCTTAGGGATCTCCATTATGGTTTAGGCATTCCAACTCCACCAAAGTCAGGTATTGCAGGACCTGTAGAGTCTGGTATAGCATTAGTAATACCACCACCTATACTAGGCATTACTGATTCCATTACTTTGCTTTTGACATTCTCAATGATAGCGTCTTTATTAAAATATACAACCCCAACAGCACCAACGACGGTGAGAGAGATAACGCCACTTGCAATAGCAATTCCATTTATAATTTTTTGCATGATTTTATTTGTCGTTTGGAACAATTTTTACAGGAGCAGATTCAATCCTGATAGTTTGTGCGGGTGCAGTCTCTGATGCCTTAGCGATAAGAAACTCCATGTCCTTCTTGCTTATGTTAGCACTGCCAGGATCACTATCACTTTTCTTCTTCTTACCTCCCGTTTGGACGCCAAAAGTAGCTAAAGTGCCTGTGAAGACCGAAGCTATAAAGGTCGGATCAATTTTTTCTCCTGCGTCATAGCCTGGTATTTTAACGTAGTTCAAAGTTAAAATTCCTGCGGACCACACGAGAACGATCACTCTTATGAGTGTCGCTAAGTACATCAGTTGCTCTTCTTTATCATCAACTGCTTCTTTAAGTTTACCTAAAGGACCTTTAGGTTTTTCCTTTACTTCTGCCATGATATTTTATTTGCTGTTCTATTTATCAACAATTCTTATTCATATCTTCTGCCATGTTACCACCTATCTCTGCACCTTGATTACCACCGAACATTGCTACCCAACCTGCTGCTACCCAACCAACAAAAGGGATAGATGAAAGACTAGGAGCTGCAGCTGCACCAAGACTTGTACCAACCAGTCTTCCCGTTCCTTCTGCTGATCCAATTGCTTTGATGCATTCTTCACTTTGTCTAGCAGCAACTATCTCTGCTGTCTGTGATGCTGTCAAACCAGGTTTCTGATCTAACCATGATCTGGTATTAGATACTGCACCACCTTGGTTGATCTGACCATCCATGAAGTATTCTTCTGCAACCTTAGTAGTATTATTTGCAAGTCCTAAGAATCCTGCTTTCTCTTTAATATCTTTAGTGATGTATGCTGTCTTGGGATCATTTGCTTTATATGATATAGCATATCCCTCATCTGATACACTTACTTTATATGATGTGTAAGGACCTACAGGTAAATCCACTGATGGTAATGGTGGTTCTGTCTGTCTCGTAGCGACAAAACTTATCATTCCTATATGTGAAATGCCTAGTAAAGTTCCTAAACTAATTCCAATCCACTTATTCATTTGTCTTCATTTCGTAATATAATATATGTATAAGATTAGTTATGGGGATCGTAATGTCTTATTAACCAACCTGTTGCTGCTATTATTATTACTATGATTATCAATGTTGTCATCTTATCCCTCCAACGCAGCAACTCTTGCTTCTAATTCTTTAAAAGCTTCTACTAAAACAGGAATTATACCAGATGTATTTACTGCCATTGTCCACTCTGATTTTGAATCATCTTTATAATCATCACTATAGTCATTAATAATTTCTCCTTGCCCATATCCCTGTTTGTCTGCATCTTTAGAGACTCTATTAATACCTACATCTTGATATACCAAATCAGGAAGAACTGTTTTTATTTCTTGTGCAATAAAACCATATCTTATATCTGTTCCTAATTTTGCTTCTTCTTTCCAAGTAAATGTCTTACCTAATAATTGTTTGATGGTTGCAGTTGCATTACTAATAGATGTTATGTTTTCTTTTAATCTACCATCTGAGATATCAGCACTACTACTACCAGTAAAGTTACCATTTGAAGAATTTATAGTTAATCTTACTGTGTCAGTTCCAGCAGTAACATACACATTACCATTACCACTATTGGTCACTATTCTATTACCCATTCTAAGACCATTTGTATCCCATTGCATAAATTGGGAAGTACCAGAGTAGTTTTTAGCTGTTAAACCAGAGTTAACAGTGGATGTGGTTCCTGTATAACGTATATGAATATTACCAGTGCTATCATCTTGAGCATTAGCATTATCAATCGTCATCCTATTAACAGGAGAATCAGTTCCAATACCAATATCACCATCAGATGCGATGCGAAGTGATACTGCAGAACCATTATGGAATGTATATGTTTGATTATTACTTGCATCAGTTTCAATCTGGAAACCATTACTTACACCTGATATTGCACCAAAGAGTGTACTTCCTGCAGTAGCACTAGCAAGAATAGTTCTAACATGACCATTACTCTCAATACCAAATGTACCAGCTTGACCAAGTGAAGTTCCCCCAAATATTCCACCACCAGATACGGTTAATGAACCTAATGTTCCAACAGAAGTAAGAGAAGAACTGGTAACACCAGTTCCAAGACCAGAAACGACACCAGTTCCAGCAGTAGGTCCTATTTGAGTCAAACTCAGCATTTGACGTGCATTTCCAGCACCATCAATGATGTTATAAGTCTTACCGTTCGCAAGATCCATGTTTTCAGAAGACTGCCAAGCATCATTAGCGTTAGACCATGTAAATGTATGATCACTTGGAGCTCCTTTCAAGATAATACCACCACCATTAGCAGCAGTATCAGAAGGACCTACAGCACTGAAGGTTGGTGTACCAGATCCTGTTACGTTGTTAGAAAGTGTTGCTGAGTTTCCAGTAATACTTAAGATTGTTGTTCCGCCAGGAACTGAGACACCACCAGTGTTAGAAGTAATCTCCATGCCAGGAATCAAACCTAGTGTAGGAGAAATTGCAGAAATATTTGCAGATCCATCAGTTGTAGCACAAGTAAACTGTGTACTAACTACTTTTGCAAGTTCAATATTTTTATCTGCTACTTGTAAAACGTTAGATTGAACTACTGTTTGAGTACCGTTGACAACGAAATCTCCTTTGACTGTCAAAGTATTGTTGACAGTAACATCATTGTTAAGAGTAACATCAAAATTGGAATCTCCTCTAACCCAGAACTCAGTTCCAGATCCAATAACAAGTTGTCTATCTCCAGCAGGATTAGGTGGAACGTAAGTAGCATCGTTAAGTGGGTTTGTACTATCGGCAGGACCTATTAGAACATTACCACTACCAGTAGCATTAAATCCAGCATAGAATCCGAGGCAGACATTGGCACTGCCAGTAGTCAATGTTTCTAATGCATTAGCACCCACTGCAGTATTTTTATCTCCCTCAAGATTACCAAGCAATGCAGAGCGACCAATTGCGGTGTTGTTAGTTCCAACACCGTTAGATCTTAAAGCTTGATATCCGTATGAACTATTTCCAGAACCAGTATTTGTTGTGAGTAGAGATTCATATCCAGTAGCTGTATTCTGAGAACCAGAACTGACAGAAGACAGTGCTTGTTTACCCACTGCAGTGTTTGAAGCAACTGCACCGTTTCCTCTACCAACAGTCATTGGATCAGAAGATCCACCTCTAATTAAGACATCAGAGTTGACAAAATCAACTCTAGCATTACATGTAAATATGTCAGTATTAGCAGCACCAACTGTCAAATCTTTTGCTACTACTACATCACCATTAGCAGTTATGGTACCTGATTGAGATCCCATGTCAATCTGAGTTGCAGCTCCACCAAATTGAATTGATTGAGCACCAGAATTAAGTAAGGCAAAACCAGTAGATGTAGTTACTAAACTAGTTAAAATTATTGGACTTGTTTGAAATACGAGATCATCAGTACCAGTTGTACCATTGATTAAAGTACGAAGTTGAGTAGCAGTTGTAGTGGATAGTGATGCGAGTGTGTCAGCTTTGTATACTACATCACCACCTACTCTAAAGTTTACATTGACATTACTTGTTAAGTTATCAGTTGTAAATGTTAAGTCTCTATCAATATCAACTGTTTTACCAGATTGAATATCAAGAACAGCAGATGCAGTGGAAGCGATCTCCAATCCATTAACAGAAGTTGCTGATGCTGCACCGAGAGTTGGTGTTGTAAATGTAGGATTGGTTAATGTTTTATTAGTAAGAACTTGGGTTTCATTTTCTGTTACGAATCTATTTTCTAGAGATCCATCATAAGATCTCCAGTATCCACCACTCTCAAACCATTGTAGTTGTTGATATGATGTAACAACACCAGTAGCATCACTTGTTCTATTAACTTGAATACCACCGTTAAATCCAACTAAGTTATTTCCTTTTCTAAGTTCAATTATATTATCTTCTACTTGTAAAATACTTGTATTAAGAATGGTTTGGTTACCACTAACAACTAAATCTCCACCAATGGTAACTGTAGTTCCATCATCAGTGATGATACTATCTGATAACTGGTTGTTACCAGAGTCCCACTTCATTACTCTGTTACCAGTAAAGTTAAGATAGTTTTTGAGTTGGAAATCATTAGTAGAAAGAAGTATACCACCAGATGCAGTTAGAGTTGCACCAGTATCAGAGTTGATAGAACTAATTGTAATCTCAACTTGTCCACTTCCGTTTGTACTTTGAGTAACTGTTGTCGCACCAGATTGTTTAAAAATAAAATCTCCTGCTACTGGTGCAATAGGACTTCCATTGTTATCGCTACCAACTTTAGTAACAGTATTTGTATCTGTACTATCAATTAAAATAGTATTTCCAGATTGACTTACTACTGTGTTTCCACCAAGAGAATTACCACCCTCAATAGAAATTTGAGTTGTTGCTGTTCCTGATGTGCTAGGAAGATATGTTCCTGTAGATCCTCCACGAACTTGAGTTACAGTATCAGTTGATGTATAAGTGATTGTAGGATCACCAGAACCATCAACACCTGCAGATATTGTAGTTCCTGTACCATCTAAGAATGTAAACAATCCTTGCTGTGTATCAGTAGGAGCATATGTACCACCAGATCCTGCACGAATTTTAGTTCTAGTATCAGTGTCAAGTGCATTGATGTTTACTGTGCTTCCAGTCATAGAAACTGTAGCAGCACCAGAAGAAGTAAAGTTAATAGCTCCAGAGGCGTTAGTTCCACCAGGTGCATTGATTGTAGTAATTGTATTATTATCTACGACATGTCCACTCAAGGTAAGAGTGTCATCAGTTCTTTCTAAAAATAAAGTTAATGCGTTTGATCCTGCAGGAACAGAAGATGGTGTGCTGACTCCAAGTATAATATCATCATCTACACCTGCACCAAAATTACCACCAGAAGTTAATCTAATTAATTTTTGAGATGCACTAGCTCCATCTTGAGCAGAAACAGCGTATGTAGTATTGTTATCAGGAGTAGTTACAGATCCACCTAAGGAAATTGTAGTTCCATTGACTGTGATTCCAGAGTTAACAAGAGCACTGTTTGGAATGTTAGTAAATACAGTATTAGATCCAGAAATAACACAGTTTTCAAATGTTTTATTAGTTACAGTTTGAGCTTGTGTCAGATAAACATCGCCAGGACTATCCCAAAAAACTGTTGTACCATTACTAGTTAAATATTTTCCTGCACCAGTGTCCGAACTGATAATGATACCATTACCACTAAGATCTAAATTGTCACCTGATACCAGTTCTTCTATCTTCTTGGATACAGAGTTAACAATTAACGGAAAACGATCAGCCATTTAACTTATCAGTAAATACTAGTGCTCTTGTTTATTTATGCCTTAAGATACAATGATGGAGTTACTCATTGAACTATGGATTTGACAAATATAATAATAAGTTCCTGGTGTTACTCCATTTGTATCCCATGTTAGGTTAGATGATTGCTGACCATTGTTTGTAATAGTTCCTGTAGTAACTCCATTACCTGTTCCTGTGGTCTGTGAAGTTTTGATCCAGAAAGGATGAGATCCAGAAATATTAAATGTGAATACTAGAGTATCACCTTGGTTTATATTGATTACTGGATCTTGTGCATCAACATGATTACTTGCTCTGTCTTGTCCATTGAATACGTAATGACTTCCTCCAATATTTGTAACGCTAATAGAAAATGTCTTGGGTAAAGCTGCAGGAGCTGGTCTATTAAATGTAGAAATTCTAGGATATTTTAAAGCACTTTGATCATTAGATCTAGCACCTACTTGTTTAGATATCATACCAGTCAATCCCTCTCTGGGATTTTTTGCATGCAAATATAAATCAGGACTATCTTTTTTACAAGAATTATCAGCGAATGTTCCTGCGTTACTAGGTGCTGATACTACAGCTATATTTCCATACATACTACCATGATTACTACATTGATAAACATAATCACCTTCTGTATTTGGTGTCCATGACACTGTTGAGTTACCACTGGAACCTTGACCTGATGCTGTTGGAGTGCTAACATCTGAACCGCCAGGTGAATTTCTAATACGGAGTGGATGAACACTAGATACGTTTGATAGATTGAAGTTAATTGTATCACCAACATACACAACCATTCCTGCGTTGTTGCCACTAACAGCACCGTTTCTATCAGTTCCATTAAGTGTATAATATGAAAAACTTGGAGCAGTTGTTGTAAAGTTAAATGTTGATGCAGGAGTTCCGCTACCGCTACCAGCATCCCAACTCATGTCATTGTAAATACCAGTGCTATCTAGATATCCTTTGGCGTCATTCTGATTAAATCTTTCTTTACCAGTAGCTAAACATGCTAGTACACCTGCTACTTGTGGTGATGCCATACTAGTTCCTTGAATAGGATAGTAATAGTTTGGTGCTCCACCATACTTACCATCAGCAAGTCCAGCATTATTATATGCAGAAAGAATATTATTTCCTGGTGCAAATATATCAATCAAAGGTCCGAAGTTAGAGAAAGTAGATCTTCTAAAATCATGTCTATTGCCTAGAGATCCAACACATATAGTATTGAGTGAATTACCTGGCGATGCTCCTCTATTATAAAAGTATGTTCCAGCTGTAAGAGTTACTGTATTGGAGTAATCAGGATTTCCATCTGGTACACAATGGTAATTATTATTACCAGCTGCTGCGACAACGACTACACCCTCACTAATAGCATCCTCTACATCAGCATTGATTGCTGCATAGTCAGAATTTATTTTCATTTTATTAGAAGCAAAACCAAAGTCAGATT